GAATTTCTAAATCCATAATAAAAATATATATAATAAAAAAAATATAATATATATATAATAAGTTTAATTTATGTTTATATAGAAAAATAAAAGTCGGCATTTAAAAATGGAAAAGGTTTAAAATGTTTTATGAGCTAATGATTTAAATTTTTTAAGCATTTTCTTTCTTTTTTCAAATTTAGATAATTTATGTAATCTATTTCTATTATTTGATATATCAGACATTATACTATTATCTGAAGGGACATTTTCTCTTTGTTCTGAAGGAATAAGAATACCATCTTCTTGCATCTTTGCGCTTTTATTATTTATATTATTAATATTATTATCTATATTATCAACATTATATTTATCAGTTATAGAATTGAGTGTATTATTAGTATTAGCTATAGTAGGGACTGATTTATTTTCTGGTTCTTCAGTTTTAATTTCTTGTGCTTCAATAATAGATGGTAATGGTTTATTTGTTTCAATATTGATTGTTTTAATATTATCTAATCCATTTTTAACAGCATTATAAGCATTTGACATAATATTAGGTAATGAATATTTACTAATAATTTCATTTTGTTCGTTATTTTGTTCATTATTTTGTTCATTATTTTGTTCATTATTTTGTGTATTATTTTGTGTATTATTTAGAACATCTTTTTTATATGTTTTTTCTGTGTTAGTATTAAATTCTAATGGAGGAACAATAGCATTACTATTATTATAAACAGATAAATTATTATCATGAGATGTATATGTATCTACTTTTTCAGTTCGTGATACTTGTGGCTTTAATTCATTAAATTGTTGAATATTTTTTTGTGATAAGCGTGAAAATTTAGATGATGATGATTTATTTGAATAATCTGATAAACTATCATCTGTTTGCTTTTGTTGTTCTGGTGATAAAATTATTTTATTATTTGTATTATTTGTATTATTTGTATTATTTGTATTATTTGTATTATTTGTATTATTTGTATTATTTGTATTATTTGTATTATTATGTTGAATACTATTATATGTATCTAATGTATGTGCTTTTGTTGATTTTAAAACAGTTGATTTAGAAGAAGCGGATGATGATGATGAAGATGATGAAGATGAAGATGAAGATGATGATGAACTTGAACTATTTGATGCTACTACTTTTTTATTTTCATTAATATTTGATTGATTAACTACTGACTTTTTTGATACACTATTTGATGTGCTACTTGATGATTTTGAATTACTGTGATTTGATGACGCAGAAGATTTAGATGATGCTTTCGAGTTAGAAGACGATACATTAGAAGCTTCGTCAGAAGCTTCATCAGAAGCTTCATCAGAAGCTTCATCATCATCAGAAGCTTCATTTGGAATATTATTAGCTAAATTATTTAGATTATTAATATTTTTAATTTCATATTTAAAGGTTTTATCGTCGCTATTAGATTTTTTCTTTTCATTTTTAAGAATATTAGATAATATAGATTTATATGGTAAATAATTGCGGAAAGTGCTTTCAATTGACGCTTCAACAATATTAATAATTTTATCTTGGTTTTGTTTATATATAAAATTTTGTCTAATATCATCTTTGCTAAATTCATCAAATAATAGTTCAGTATGAGTCCAAATGTGTCTGGCAATATTAATATATACTTTATGTAAGAAAGTTGTTAAATTAGGTATTTGAGTTTGTATATTTTTTTTAGAAGTATTCATATTGGTTAAAATTTTAAGATTAATAATAAAAATAGTATTCATTAAGTCTTCGAGAGCTTCAAATTTAGAATTTGTAATAAATCGTTGTTTTTCATTTTCAAGTATATTTTCAGACCAATTAGGAATTAATGCTAAATTATCTTGAAATTCTTTAAGAATAAATTCAGTTTTATTAGCATTAGATTTAGCATTATTATAAATAGATATAATTCCATCATAAAAGAATATTTTAGTTATATCTATGAATTGTGATATATATTCTTTTTTGGATTCAATAAGAATTTGTATATCATTATTAGATATAGATTTGTTATATTTTTTTACTAATGTTTGTGTTTTCATAATATTTGTATAATAATTTAGTTATTATATAAAATATATTAAATATATTAAAAATATATGTTTTAACTATATTTAAATCAATATAGTTTTATATAAACTTTTTATTTAACAAAAAAAATATAAAAAAAAATTCGGATTTTCTGAATTTCTGAAAATCCGAATTATTCTCTATATTCGGGATAAATATTATAAGCAAATTTGTTATTTATATCAGTAGAATATCCTTGTCCTGAATTATTCATATTAGACTCGGTCATAGGCATATGTATATTATGGTCGTTTTTATCTTTTTTTACTTTATTAATAGTTTCAATTAATTCTTTATAGATAATAAGTTTGTTTTCTTCAAATTTCATATATGCATTAATATATTTAAATAAATCATTATTATCATTGCATGTTAAATTATTATTATTTAAATGTCCATCTTTAGAATCTAAATGCATAATATGTAAAAGAGAAAAGAATTTACTATCTGGTATAATATTATTCATTTTTCCAATAAATTGATTATCATTGTATTCTTTAGCAGCATATTTATCCATAACTTTTTTATATTCTAATGATATTTCTTTATATCGTTGTGGAAAATTAGTATCAATTTTTTTTTGTTCTGCTGTTTCTGTAATATTGATTATTGATGGTTTTTCTTGTGTTGGATCATATTTAGCAATTTTATTAGTTAATGTATTAGTATCAGAATGTGATTCTTTTTGAAATAAGTCATCATTTTTATAGGTGTCGGCTACTACTTTATATTCTGTTTCTAAATCATTAATATTAGCTGGATTAATATGCAGTGTATTATGGAATGTTTTATTGCTATATGTTTCATTTATTTTTTTATTATCAATTAAATTAAATAGTTGTGATAAATGTGTGTTTGATAACAATAAGCTAAATATAGTGTCTTTATATATGAATAATATAATGACAATAATGCTGATAAGAATGATAGTATTATTATCCATTATAATAATTAATTGTATTTTTATTATTAATTATTTTATTATTTTTATATTATTTTGTAAATATAAAATAAAGGCTAAAAATATTGACGCTGAAAAAAATTTTATAAAATCATAAAATAATATAGCTATTTAAGACTAAAATATTGATATAATTTTTTTTAAGGCTACAAAAAAAAATGCTTTTTGTCATGTTGGTTGTAGTTACCGTTGCCATTTTGGCACAAGAACCAAAATGAGGGTTTTTTCCCACATCATTTCAAATGAGTTGCTAAAATATTACTTGAAAAACTCAGATCGCGAAAGGGTCATACAATACTTTAATGGATTCGGCACTCTCCCCGAACCGTGCGATGATGTAAAGAATTGGGAAAAGGTGGGAGAGCTGAGCGGGGACATCACGGTGGACAATATGGCGAAATTCATCGCGAACCATGTTGTCTACCCCCTCATAATTTGCAGAAAGCAATGCGTGCCATTTACGCAGCAAATGTATGATTATTCGCATAATCACTGGGCAATCCTCGTTGACTGTCTGCAGTTACACAGTGCGATAGAACACACCATCGTGCTCGAGTTCAGCCTCAATGGGTCAACGATCTTTGCTCGCTCCAGGTTCATAACCCAGGACTCAAGCACATATAATCTGGCGGATGCCTTCAAGACTGAAGACATCTTTCAGTGGTCCGGGAACATCTACGACGACCTGGGCCAAAGTGATGCTGACAGCCCAAGAGCGATGTTCCGGTTCAAAAAGAACCCTTGGAACGATTTCATAGGTCATGTCACTTGGGCTGAGAAACGGATGGAGACGCTTAAAGAAAATGGGAAACATACCATAGAAGAAGAAAGACTACAATGGGCTGCAGTTGCGCAGATCGCGAGTGTGGCTCTGAGGGCACCACAAGAGTTAAATAACGACTTACGTAGTATCATAACGGAATCCAAGTCAAGCCCACTCATTGGGCTTTTCGACAAGGGTGATTTCAACACGCTGTTACTGTTACTCACAGCCCAGATCAGCACATTCGCTGTGGAGTCGGGAACGCCAGCCATGCGCGAGGCGTTGTCCGACAAGCTGAGTGAGTGCTTCGAACGAGCCGAGACGGACTCACAAAGCAGGGTGATTGTGCTGCTCGGCTTCTATCCGCTCTTAGAGGCGGAAGACACCCGAAAACATGTGGAAGCCCACTTGAGGAAGGCGTATAGTTTCCTATTCAGAGACGACTAACGCACACGCACGACACGACGCACACATACATTCAGAACACCCAGTCTCCCAAAGATGGAGATGTGCAGAAAAAAAATTTTTTTTATAATAAAAGTCGGCATTTAATTTGGAAAAGTGTAAAAATAATAATAATAATAATAATAATAAATATACATTACTGAAGCAGCTTAGCAACTCGGTGCATCTATTCCAACGACTTGACAATTTTTTTTCTTAACAAAAATTAAGATATTCTATTTTTCATTAGTTTCTCTGATTAATAACCCCAAAAATCAAATCAAAATGCACATCAGAATTATGTATATCAAATGGATTACCATATAAATCAGTTAATTGAACTTTAATTTGTGTAATATATTGTGGAAATTTAAATTCTTTAATAATTGGATTTCCGGCGCGATATTTAGCATCATCTTTATTAATTGGAAATGCTGCAAATGACCAATTATTGTTTTGTTGATTATTTGCATAATTTATATTAAAATCATTAATATGTAATATAGCAGTTTGTGATTTAGTCATATTAATACGATATGGAGCAGTTATTGGTAATGTATATGTAATATCTGGTTCAAATCCTAATATATAAGCAAGTGAATCATTATTTGTTTTTGGAAAAAGTATATTAGTTGCTCCTCCTGATGTTGATGTAATTTTTATTTTTTCACTAATTGGATCTAATGTGGCATCAATATCTGGAATACTATCTATAGTTGAAATTAATGTTGTAGGGGTAGATACTATAGTATTTAAATCATAATCACCTTCTGCAATTGTTGCAACTGCACCTCCATCAATAATATATGAATTATTATTAGAATTAATAAGATATTTTTGTTGTAAATTAGCAATAAAATTAGATAATTGAATACTCTCAATATTTCGGATTGGATCTCTTAAAGTAATGACAAAGTCATGAGTTGTAGGATAAGCGACTTTGTCCCGGTAAGCACTATTAATTGTATAAGTTAAATATTCTTTATTTTGTTCGTCAATATGATTTGTATTAATTGTTCTACTATTGATTATAGCATTATTTGTAAAAAAATCAGTTGATTGTTGTTGTTGTTTTGGTTTAAATACATCAAAATCATCATCCATTGTTATAATTATTATATTTTATTATTTATTTATTTATTTATTTATTTATTTATTTATTTATTATTGTATATATATATACTTTTTTAATTTACACGGTGTAAAAATATTATCAAAAATAATAATTATTTAGTAATTATTTTTTTTATCTTGTAAAATCAGGACATTGACTTAAAAGGTTGCCTCTTGTATCAGCGCCTACTCTTCCATCATATGATTTTTGATTATGTGGATTAGGGAAGATAATATAATTTGGGTCTTGAATAGTGCTGGAAATGCAGCTAATTTGAGGAATAAATTGATTTTCAAGTGTTGAAACACCAGAAAGAACATTACAAGATCTTTTAATGCGTGTATCCTCACCTTGGGTCAAGCGTGAATCAGTTTCAGTAACTAAACCACCATGATTGAGATTTGGAACTGATTTAAATATCCGTTGAAATAATTGTTGTTTATTTTTATCATTAGTAAGTTGTCTATACTTTAAATCGCTGTCAGCTGTCATATCGCATAGATTTGTATTACCATAACCATTATTTAAAACCATACCATTTTCCATAGCAAATGCGTCTATATCATTTTTGTTTCCTTTGTTATTTTCAGGGGTTGTTTGACAAAAACCTTGAAAAAAGTTATTTGTGTTATATCCAACAATAGCTTGGTCCATTAAATCACTGGCTTCAATATAGCAAGCATCATAGTGGACATCCTTATGCTGGTTGAAAATGCTAAATTGACTCATTTTTGTATATTTTTATTGTATAAAATAGTTTATATATTTATTATTATAATATAATATAATTTTTATTTAAATTAATTATTATATTTTTATTATATTTTTATTATATATTATATATGTAAATACTCTGGAATAGAGATTCGGATTTTCAGAATTTCTTAAAATCCGAATTTGTGTTTTTATATTGTTTCAATAGTTGTGTATGTGTGCTATGTTTGAAACCGGAACAATCACTGCATCGTGTCTGTTAATAACCCACTGTTTACTGGTTATAAATTATATGAGTTTATAACTATAACTACTACTATGTATATAAGCGTTTTTTTTTGCCGTTATTACTATTATTCTTTAATAATTTTTGCTTTTTACATAAATTTATTAATTTAAAATTTAATTGTATATATTATATTTATTATATAACTATAAAACATCTTTTTACATTTAATTTTCTTCTATTATAATTATAAAAAGCAATGATTAAATTTATAAATATAATATATAATAATTTAAATAAATTAAAAAAAAATATGAAATATATTAATAAACTTAAAAAACAAACATTAAACCACTTAAAAACTAAAAAAGTTAATAAACAAGTAATTAATGGTAAAAGATTTGAAAAAAAAACATCAAATGAACAACAACTATTAAATGATAAATATACTAAAATAATATTAAATAATACTAAATATGGATATTATTTACAAAAACGAACTAAAAATAAAGAAATCATTTATACAACTCAATATGGATTTAAATATTATGTTGAAAAAATGTTTAATATATCATCAACACGATTACCAGATGAAGCATATATTATAAACTACTATAATACGCAAAATAAAATAATTAAATCAATTATAAAAATTATTGAAAAAAAAGAGCAAATATGTGAAGGAAGTTGTATAGATAAATTATATAGTGGTGATGGTATTAGATTTGATTATCAAATGCAATTTCCAATTAGAAAATTTAAAATCAATTATTCTTTTTGTTTGAATAAATTTTTATGGGATAAATGTAATAATCAAAGATACAAAAGTGTATTTAATTATTGTAAAAAGAAAAAGATAAAAGTATTTAATGGTTCAAAAAAAATATATTTTAAACAATTGAAAAAATGGATTAATACATAAGATGAATATTGCATATCACTATGCTGTAAGTTTAGTTGATATATTTTTATATTATGAATTATTCTGCTAATATTTTATCTGTGCGCGAATTACTGTTAATAACCCTTTATATATCTAATTATTATATTTATATTGAATAATATATAAAGATACTGCAAGCGAATATTTCAATAAATATATGAAGATAATTATATTGTATATTATAAAAATGAAAATGTGTTATATTCAACAAAAGTGTTAAAAAAAAATTTTTTTACATTGTGTGCGCGTGAAGAACGTCAAGAACGTCAAGAACGTCAAGAACACCCTGGATGAGTGGGGTCCGTGGGATGAATGAGTTCCGTCATACGGGTGAGCTTCAAGCGATCCCGCAACCCGTAGTATGGATGCGTTTCCGCCCAGTAGTCAAGGAATCTGTATCCCTCGCTGTACGAGTGTTGGAACAGGAAGAAATAATCTTCCGTGTAGTTCCCGAGTAAGCAGAACACCCTTACCTTCACTTTGTATATGCCCGTGTGGGTATTCAAGGTTAGAAAGCAGTCACACCACTGGACTATGTTCGACCGAAGTATAAAAGATACATATCTGTCTACACAGTCCGCGAAATACTGGTCTTCACTCATCCGGCTTTCCAGACTCTCCACAAAGTCTTGGCCAACAACCAGCCCTTGTATTCCACGCACGAAAACACAAATTATTGCATAGAGGGTGTTGTGCTTATCAAAGCCAATACAGTTCATCCGTAATCGGGCTTGTGCCATCATCCCTAATAGGGCTTGTGCCAAAATGGCAACGGTAACTATAACATACATGTAAATAAGCATTTTTTTTATTTAGCCTAAAAAAATTATATCAATATGAGTTGGCATCTTCATTTGATACAATATTTAACACATCCTCCAACTCGTTTCCCAATCTTCTGAAGATTAACATTACCTTTTGCAACATCAATAATTGTATTAATAGTTCCTGGAAGAAGATGGTCTATAATAAATATATTTATAAATTCTTGAGACATTCCTTCCATTCCTGGTGGCATTGGAACATTATAATCTTTAAGAATAAGCTTAACAACAAGTATAACAATTTGCTTTTTATATTCTCCACGATTTTTATCTTTATTTTTTTCACGCTTTTCAATATCCTGAATAAGTTCCATAAGAACAGGCACAAGCTGCATTACATCAGTAGTTGAAAATTCTTGAATATTTTTCTCAGTAATCCATTTTTTCGCAGCAATATAAAGCTTTTCAACTTTTTTTAGCAGCGCTTCATTGTTAAATTGATTTAATGTATTATCTGGATTAGTTGCAAGAAGATTCTTAGCTTTATCAATAATAGAATTAGACATATTTAAAAATAATAATTACTTTATAATATATATATGTATAAATCTTTAAATATATTTTTTTTATTTAGTGTAATATGAATAAAAAATAAACATTAGATGTAATTATGATTGAAAATTCTTAATAATTTACAAATGACAAAAAAAAAATTACTTAACATAATTACTTAACATAATTTAATTACACCGGTGTAATAAATTTACGTAGTTCAGTAATTGGTAAAAATGGAATATTTGGACAACATGCCCAATAATTTTTTTTGAAATATGTAATTAATTCATATTTATGTGGAAAATATAATCCCAAATGATGTTTATCATATAATATGTCATATTTATTTTTAGTTAATTTATTGATAATATCTTTAGAACCATAAGGCAAAATATACATTAATTGTATTAATGAATCATTCTTATTTAATTCATATTGGCTATATGGATGTTTATCAAATATGTTATTATAATTCATATTCATTGAACTATGAAAGTATAAATCTAATACTGTAGGACTATAATTATAATTATAAAACCATCCATTTGTAGGTAATTTTTGGTTAAAGTAATAATTAATATACCATATTAATCCTTCAATATAGTTATAACATACTTTATTTTGGATATCATGCGTTGATTCATTGGGAAATAATAGATTATAATAATTAATTCTCCAACTATTTAATGCAGAAAATATTATCATAGGTTTTCGTTCAATAATGGCTAAATGTTGATAGTGTTTATCAAATAGTTCAATAGACATATTTTTATGAATTTTTAAAATATTTTTATCTATAATTTTTAGTTTCATAAATTTATCATAATATTTTCTAAATTCTGTATCTTCAATTTTAGATAATTTTTCAAATAATTTATTTAGAACTTCATTATTAAGTTTATATTGATTATTATCTTTATCAAAATATAGTAATAAATGATTAGCATATAATTTATCCATATCTACACCTTCATATTCATTAATAAGTTCAATAATATATTGAATTAATATATCTAAGCCAGTATTATCTAATGATATATATGATAAATGTGGTAAGAAATCATTACCTAAAAATACACAAATAAAAGCATAATTATAAATAAGTAAATCATTATCAAATAATTCTCTTATTTGTGTATTAATGATTTTTGATTTAACAAATAAACTAAGTGATTTTTTAAATTCATTCACATTAAATATATCAACATGGTCAATATCACTTAATTGTCTGATTAAATATATTTGATTATCATATAAATTAATCATAGAAAGTAAAATTAAATCAGCATCTAAACCGTGAATAAATATATTATTTTTTGGTTCATTTGCAGCTTTTACAACTGGATTATTTTTGATATATTCAAAAATTTTGTGTTCTCCTTCTCCGTATTCTGCTGAAGTAGTGAAAATTATGTCAAAATCAAATTTATCTGTATTTTTATTGGTATTATAAGTCTTAATAAGAAATTTCCATAATTTATCTTCTAATGATTGCATAAATAAAGTTTGCGGGGATATATTATTGCTATTCCATTCATTTTCCATATATTCAATAATAAATGGATCAATATCTATTTGTTTTAAATCTTCAATTTTTCTCATTTGAGTATGAACTGAATTAAATCGGCGTTTCTTTTGTTGCATAATTTTAGCAAAAGGAACAACACCATCGATAGCAATATAAACTAAGTTTAGTTCACTGGATTTGAATTGTTCAATAATATTTTGAGTATTAATACATACTAATTCTATTAGTTTTTGTTCGAATTTTTCATGATTAATAATTTTTTTTTCTAATTTAAGATTATATTTTAAATCATTTGAACAAAAATGAATAATAGCATTAAAATCAATAAATAATTGATTACAATTAACTTGTATATCCTTTTTTTTTTGAACAATATGTGGGTATTTATTAATAACTGTGGAATAATAAAATGGGATTCCCATGATAATAAGTTTAAAATAAATTATACTTGCCTTATATAATAAATAAATGGTAATTATTTATATTGATATAAACAGGCATTTTTTTTTATACCGTTGTGAATGTATATATTTTATTATCATTATTTATATCAATTATTATTGTTGTTTTTTTTATATTTTTATACAGCCTTATATATATATAAATAAATTTTTATAAAAAAAAATACAAAAAAATATACAAAAAAAAAATGTGAATGCATCTTGTTTGTGTGCGAGTTTGTGTGTTAGGAGGAGCAAATCTTCTCCACCTTTTCGGACAGCTTGCTGATAAACTCCTCGGTAGTATACATGACCACCGGGGACTCGTCCGCAAGATCGTCCATGAAGATGTACATCTCCATCCCGGAGGAGTAGCCAATCACGAAGGTGTGGTCTCCTACACTGACAGGGGAGAGTTCGAACCACGAACCGTTGAAGGGGTCATAGAGCTTCATGATCCACTTCCCTTCTAGATACTTCTCATTGACCTCCCCAAAGGCGAGGCCGGACCCGTACAATTCCTTCAATGAGCGGATCACGGTCAAAAACCGCGGGAAGTTCATTTGAAGCTTGTGCCAAAATGGCAACGGTAACTACAACCAACATGTAAATAATCATTTTTTTTTTTTGTAGCCTAAAAAAAATCTTTTTTCTGTACATCTCCGTCTTCCGGAGACTGAGTGTTCTGACTGTGTGCGTGGGTCAGAGCGAAGTCTGATTCGGGACGTAAGTGTGTTGAGTATTCCTAATTGCTTCAACCAAGGCCTCCCTGGTGTGGCCTTCTTTGATAAAGAGTGTCGCTTTGCACTCCCATCCTAAGTCTCCTGAGACTTCTATCGCGCACGTCGTGCCCCATTCAGGCAGCCCCAAGGACTTTACAAGCCCAGTCCCCTCCCCGCAGGGGAAGAAGAACCAGTCTTCCTTCCAATCACCACGATGCAGGAAGTTCACGTGTTTATACACCCCGACATCCGCATTCTTCAGCTCCTCTTCCAGCGTCTTGGAAGCAGCCGCAGACATTTTTCGTCAGAGGCTTGTGCCAAAATGGCAACGGTAACTACAACCAACATGTAAATAAGCATTTTTTTTTGTAGCCTTAAAAAAAATTATATCATATGCTAGTCTTAAATAGTTATATTATTTTATTATTATATAAAATTTTTCTCAGCGTCAATATTTATATCAATACTACTTTAATGTAATTTTTTGTATTTAAAATTAATCTTATGATTTATTAATTAATGTATATGATATTATATGTAATATAAATTAAAACTCGGCATTTAAAATTAGAAAAAGTATAATATATAATGGAAGAACATGATATAATTGGTAATAAAAGAAAAGAAATATATAAAAAAATAGAAGTAAATATATTAGAAAATAAAAATGTATTTATATATGGTAATCAAAGTATTGGTAAAAGTGAGTTAATTAATATCTTTATAAAGAAACATAATTATGAAATAGTAACATTAAATGATATTGATAATTTTACTTTAACAAATATTACTAATTTTTTAAATACTAATTTAATTACTGGTGCAGTTGAATCTTTTTTTACAAAGAAAAAGAAAAAAATTTTATTATTGGATGACTATAATTATTTATTAAATGAAGAATACGGTATACAAAACTTATTATTTTCATATTTAAAAAAAAAAAAACTAATAATGCCGATTGTTATTATAATGACATATAATCATAAACAATCTCTTATTAAATATAAAAGACATTGTAATGTATATAATTATGAATGTCCTCTAACTAAAGAATTAAAAGAAGCAGTTATTAATATATATATTAATAAAAAGAACAAAAATTATATAGTAAAAGGATTAAATAATAAAATAAATGATAAAATCTCTAAAATTGAACTTAATATAATAGACAATTATTTAACAGATTGTTATTATGATATGAGATTAATTATGACAAATATTGATACTTTAATATATAAAATAATGGAGTTAGAAAGAAAAACAGATGGTAAAAATCAAGCATATATAAAAGAAGTAAATCAATTAATACAAAAGAATAAATTATATAATTTATCTTTAAATGATATAATACAAAAATATTTTAATGATGAATTTAAATTAGATGATATAATTAAATCAAATAATGATTTTTTATTATATTCATTATTAGAACATATGCCACATGAGATAATTAGTAATAGAAGCCATGAAAAAGAACTTAATGATACTAATAAAATAGATATATTAGATACATTAATAGATATGAATAATAATTTTAGTGAATATGTGAATAATGATGAAGCAGAACATTTATTATATTTAAGAAATTGTATTACTTTAGATAGTTTTAAAAAATACCCAAATTATAGACAATTAAAACCAACATTTCATCGTAATTATAAGCCTTCAAATATATGTTTAAAAAATATGCAATATTCAAATAAAATTAAGCAAATGAAAGATATAATTGAAAATAATAATATAAATGCGAAAAATATAGTTGAACAGAGTTATAATATATATATAATAGATTTTTTAAGTAAATTAATAGATGATAATAAGAATTATAATGAAAATCAAGATAATAATCATGATGTGGAAGATATTTATGATAATGAAATAATAGATACTAACGAAGATAATAATACAGAAGTTAATAATACTCAATATAATAATATTGGTGATAATAATACTGAAGATAATAATACCGAAGATAATATAATAATAAATAAGAAATGTAATAAAAATAAGAGTAAAATATATTTACAAAAATATAAAAATATATTTAATGATGAAAAAAATAATATGTTATAATAAAATAATATATATATAATTAATAATAAATAGTCATAAATAAATATAATGGATTTTGCCAGAGCAAATAAAGCAAATGGAGTAAATGGAGCAAAACCACAATTTGCACCCCCAAGACAACAAGGACCGCCAAAACCACTAAGAGTTCAAGAAGCTAACGGTCCAAAATATAATACACGAAATGCAGTTAGTAATATGAAAGATTCAATATGGTCTGGTTATAATAAAGTATATGATGCTATTTCTTCTTCATCATATACATTACAAATAAGTTTAGTAATATTAGGAATTTTAGTTGTATTAATAGTTATGTATGTAATAATTGGTTATTATAGTTATCAAGTAAATGTTCAACAATTAATAAGTGTAGGGCGTTCTGTTGATTTATCAAAAATAATGACATCTGAACAATATTCAATTAACAATAATGGAGATAATAGATTATCAACTGCATTTTGGTTATTTACACATGGTTCAAATCAAGGAACTGCAATACCCGTTCAATTATTAAGATACGCAAGGAACTATTCAGATACAGAAACCTTAACATATGATTCATTAAATAATGACTCATATGGAAAATTAAAGACAAATTTAGTAGGAGCTCCTATTTATACATCCTCTTCAAGAACTGACTTATCTGATGATAAGATGGTAGTAACTTTATATGGTAATGATTTAATTATTATGATTAAAGCAGTATCAAATTCTAATAATTATATTTATATGACAGTTGATTATCTACCATTATCTATTTGGAATCATATTGCTATTATTGTTGATAGTGAATATTTATCAATCTATGTAAATGGAGAAATATATAAGACTCAATCTATAAGAACAATTGAAAGTGTAACCCAGCAACCTTTAAGTCGTATGGATACAGGTTTTAATAGTGTAATTTTATTACCAAATATTCAAAGAGCGACTATGGACCCTTCAGTATTAGAAAATTCGTATATGGCACAATTAGTATTTACAGATGATTCATTAAGTGCGGTTCAAGTTCAATCATTATACGATCAAAGTCCATATGGTTCAACTTTACTGAGTAAGATAGGTTATGGATTGCGTTCTCCAGTCTATAAAATAGATGACGGTAGTTCTTAAATAATGTAAAAAAATATTTTTTTATTTATAAATTATCAGCGCATATTGATATAATATATATTATTTCACAACGGTATAAAGAATATTATAAAATAATATTATAAAATAATATTATAAAATAATATTATAAAATAATATTATAAAAATAAATAATTATAGACTTTAAGAATAACTATAGTCTGCTTCAGTTTTATCAGTTAGAGATAATTTATAGTATTGATGAGTTAATTTTTGTTTTTGTAAGTCTCTTGGTTCAGTGAAGATAGTATTATTATATCCAGCATTATGTATAGATTGAATTTCGCTATGAGTGAGTGCATAGTTATAATAGTTGATATCAGCAATTTTGCCAGTATTCTTTAAATATTCTTGTCCTTGTTGTTTCAAGCTATCAAATTTAGGGAGCACATAAATATTGCCGGCATTAGCTACAATATTATCATCATTAATAGTTTTTTCTAACATAAGGACATCATTGATATATAATGAAATAGTAGAACCAGAATCAAAGTTAAGATAATTTTTGTTAGTTTTAAATACAAATGTGAATAATGCCCAAGTGGATAGATTGAAATGGCTAAGAATTTTACCATTTTCAGGGATAAATACTTTATTATTGAATCTTTTAAGAGTATTAAATTCTACTACAAGATAAATACCTTCTTGAGTATAATCTGATGTGCCAGTTTCGTAATTTGTAGTTTCATAAGTAATTTCTTCTTTAGTCATATATCTGAAATAGATATATGGTGATTTTTGAATAATTTCGGGTTTATTGATAAAATAAGTTTTATTTTTGCTATCATAAAGATTTTGCCCGGTATTATAAACATTAGCATAATTTCTATATAATTTATATTCTCTGAGACCTGCTAATTTATAGTAATCTTCTTTACCGGTATTTTTGAATTTAAATATATTATTTTTTTCCTCATTATCAAATATTTTTAATAATGCATCTTGTTCCTGAGTATATAACGGCAATGTTGAATCTGATGATTGTTTATCTTGATGTTGTTCTTTCATTTTGATAAATTTATTAGTAATAACAGGTGTTTTGTTGCCTATTAATAATAAATCAAGTTGTCTATTATTATTTCCTAAATTCAGAGATTGTTTATTAATCCAAAATGAAACAGAATATTGTGTGCCTCCATCAATATTAGCTGAACGGTATAATTTTCGATAAAATGGATATTTGTCTTTATTGAATATATCAAATTCTACAGAAGCACGATTAAGATTATAAGTGCCAGAAATTATTTCGGTTATATTTTTAGTATCTTGATTGTGTAATTCTGTTTCGGTTACATCTTCATAAACATATGGTAAATATATTCCATATAGTATATAAATGAAAATTATAACAATAACTATTTGAATGAGATAGTCTAACATTTTTATTAAATTTAATTTATATATATTTTATATTATATTATTATTATTATTATATATATTATTAACAGTAAAAATTCTTGTAAATAGCATTTTCGGATTTTCCGAAATTCTGAAAATCCGAAATGTGTTTATTTTATTAAATATTTTTTGTAATATCAATATATATATATATATGTGTAAAAAAATGCCTATTTCTATAGTTTTATAGTAATCAAAAAATAAAAATATATATAACAATGTCTAAAGCTAAATTATTTCTTCAATTAGCTAAAGTAGATGAAACTAATATAAGTGAATATATAGATACAGATACTTTTATTGATGAATATTCTTCTTTAAAATTTACAAATGGTGGTGATTGGTGTCGTGCAGATAGTGTTTTATGTAGCCAATATAATATAATTACAATAAAAAATAATAAAAAATTAAGAATATTATATCCAATATCAGATTTAGACTTAATAAAATTGAAAGAAGATATAGAGAATAAGAGTAAAAATAGTGAATTGATATTTATTAAAAATAATAATGGTATTAAATATATTAAAATATGTGGAAAAAGAGATGGTATATCTATAAATCGTAGAATAAGAAAAGATATTATTGATTATTATAAATATAAAAAATGTGTTCATTGTGGAACAAGTCATAATATTGAGATTGATCATAAAAATGGATTATATAATGACTCTCGTGTATTAAATTTAAAAACACAAAATTTAGATGATTTTCAGCCACTTTGTAGACATTGCAATCAGATTAAACGTCAAAGTATTATAAAAATGAAAAATAGTAATAAAAGACAATCTATAAAAGAAATACCAATTTTTGAGAATTGTAAAATTGATTTTACTGAAGGAGATGAGTCATTTGATATTACTGAACCAAATACTTTAATTGGAACATATTGGTATGATCCAATTGATTTTGTAAAAAAAATATATAAAGTTAATTAACTAATTCATATATAATTTCTTTAAAATTATTATTTTTTTCTAAACAGTTAATATAGAATAAATATTCATATACATTATCAATATCTACAGCTTGCTGTGCTTTAAATTTTTTATATTTAATTTTATATAACTTTACATCGCCTTTCTGTAATAGTAATTCAGTTAATTCATTACAATTTAATAATCCTTCATTATTATATGATAATAATATATAATTACAATTCAAATTATTAAATAAATCTTCAAAACTTTTTTTAACTTTAACTTTACTACAAAAATTGCTTTTATTATAATTTTGAATTAAACCAGTTTTACCAGTTAAATTAATAGTTGAATCATATAAAGCAATATAATTTAATGGTGAATAATTACTACTATATTGTCTTCCGTTATATGGAGGGTCTAAATATACAATATCAAATGTATGTTGTTTAATTAATTCATTTATATCTTGATTATAACATTTATTATTAGTAATATTTAATGTTGTTTTCTTATGTATTGGTATAATAATTAATGGTTTTAATGCAGATTTTTTAAATTGTTTTAAATAAGCGCCGTATACGGATGATGTATTAGCTACTTTATCAATTGAAACAAGTAATGATGCAATTAAATAATAATATTCATTTTGATTAATTTGATTATTTTGAAAGAGTTGTTCTATATTATATCTGCAAATATCACATTTTTTAGCATTTTCAATTGTGAAAAACATTCTTTCACAATTTTCATGTGGAGAAAAGTTAGTATATATAAGATTATTTTTATCATTTAAATCATTAATATTTAATTTATTTAAATTATCAATAATATTTTGTAATTTATCAGTATAATTACATTTAATTAATGCATTAATGATAATATAACTATAATATTCCATATCATTTGCAGATATAGATGCAAAATAAGTAGAAAAATTATAACTCATTATACCAGTTCCTGAAAATAGGTCTGCAAAATGTTTAGTTGATAAGTTATCTATATTATCATTACATATATTTAATATTGTATTAAATAATGTTTTTTTACTACCAATATAGTTAAGACTATTCATAATAAATTTATAAGTATCAATTTATATATAAATAAATGTCATTTTTTTATATCAATACATATATATATGAAAAAACTATATAAAGATAATTTAGTATTATTTATGTTATAAAGTATTATATTTATATATTTATATATATAATCTTATTGATATATAAAAAAATGATTTTTTTTTTATATAAAGTTAATTACCATTATTAACTATATATAAGATTATTTTTATAGCCTTTAAAAATGACTTCAACTTCTAAAAAATATCAGAAATTAGACCAACGTGAACATGTCCTGAAAAGGCCCAATATGTATATAGGATGTATTGATGAAGATAGAATTGAAACTTATGTATATAATAGTGATTCTAATAGTATTGAAAAAAAAGAAATCAATTATATTGCGGGATTATATAAACTGTTTGATGAAATAATTGTCAATACATTAGACCATATTGTTCGCCTTAAAGATGAAGAAGCTAAACAAGATGAAGATTTAATAATTGATAAAAAAAATAAAATTAATCAAACTAAAAATATTAAAGTATCTATAAATAAAGATACGGGTGAGATTAGTATATATAATGATGGAAATGGTATTGATATATATAAAGATGAAAAACATAATATGTATATTCCTGAATTAATATTTGGCAATTTATTGACATCTACAAATTATGATGATACACAAGAACGAATAATAGGTGGTATGAATGGTATAGGAAGTAAAGCTGTATCAATATTTTCAATAAAATTTGAGGTAGAAACTGTTGATTCAACGCGTGGATTAAAATATATTCAAACATTTACTGATAATATGACAACAAAAAGTGAACCAAAAATTACTAAATATACACGATACCCATATACACAAATTACTTTTATACCTGATTATAAAAGATTTAAATGTGATAAACTAAGTGATGATATGTATTCATTATTTATGAAAAGAGCTTATGATGTATGTGCATTAACACCTACAAATGTTAAAGTATTTTTAAATGATAAAGAACTTACAATTAAAAGTTTTGAAAAATATTGTTCTCTTTATTTATCACCATCTAAAACAGCACAAATACGCCATTATGAATTAGTAAATGAACAATGGGAAATTATGATTGCTGAATCAGATATAAATAAAGATGATGATGAAGATGATGATAAAAGCGTTGTATCTAAATCATCTAAAATAATAAAACAAGTTAATAGTGGATTTGAACAAATATCATTTATAAATGGTATATGGACTATGAAAGGAGGTAAACATACAGATTATATTGTAAATCAAGTAATAAGGAAATTTATGGATTATGCTAAATCTAAGAAAAGAAAAGGAATTGAAAATATAAAAACACAATATATTAAAGATAATTTAATTGTATTTATTAAATGTATTATTCCTAATCCAACTTTTGATAGTCAAAGTAAAGAATTACTAACTACTCCAGTTGCTAAATTTGGTTCAAAATGTGAGATTCCGGATAAAGCAATTGAAAAACTTTATAAATCGCATATTTTAGATAAACTATTATCTTTAAATTCAGATGAAAATGATAAAAAACTAACTAAATCAGATGGTAAAAAAGTTAATAAAATTTACGGTATACCACAATTAGATGATGCAAATTATGCTGGAACAGCTAAAAGCAACGAATGTGTATTAATATTAACAGAAGGATTATCTGCGAAATCAATGGCAATAGCCGGTATGTCAGTTGTAGGTCGTGATAAATATGGAGCTTATCCATTAAAAGGTAAAGTTCTTAATGTTGATGGTGCTTCTGCAACACAATTAGCTAATAATAAAGAGATAAACGATATTAAGAAGATTCTTGGCTTACAAACAGGCAAAGAATATAAAACTAAAGAGGATTTACAAACATTACGATATGGTAAAATTATGATATTTACTGATATGGATGTAGATGGTCATCATATTAAGGGATTAATATTCAATATTTTCTATAAATTATGGCCCAGTTTATTAGAACATCATGATTTTGCATTTACTATTTTAACTCCAATTGTTAAAGCAACAAAAGGTAAGATAAGTATTCCATTTTATAATTTAAATGATTATAATAACTGGTGTGATGAAAATGCAAATGGTGTAAGTTGGGATATTAAATATTATAAAGGATTAGGAACATCTACAAGTTCTGAAGCAAAAGAATATTTTAAAAATATGAATCGTGTAGATTATAAATTAGATGATAAAAAACAATGTTTTGATGCAATTGATTTAGCATTTAATACAGATAGAAAAGATGATAGAAAAGATTGGATTAGAACATATAATAGAGATGTAGTAATTAATTATAATAAAGGACAAACAATTGTTAATTATGAAACATTTATTAATAAAGAATTAATTCACTTTTCAGTATATAATGTTGAGCGTTCTATTCCTAATATATGTGATGGATTTAAATTATCAACAAGGAAAATTTTCTTTGGATGTATTAAGAAAAATTTGTCAAAAGAAATTAGAGTAGCACAATTAGCAGGATATATTAGCGAACACGCGGCATATCATCATGGTGAAACCAGCTTACAAGAAGCTATTATTGGTATGGCACAAGATTATGTTGGTGCGAATAATATTAATTTATTAGAACCAAAAGGTCAATTTGGTTCAAGAATAGAATCAGGGAATGATGCAGCTGCTCCAAGGTATATTCATACTCGATTAATGCCTATTACTGAAAAAATATTTAATAAATTAGATTTAAATATTTTAGATTATAGAAATGATGATGGTATGAAAATTGAACCACATTATTATTTACCAATTATTCCAATGGTATTAGTTAATGGTGCAATAGGTATCGGAACAGGATTTTCAACATATATTCCATGCTTTAATCCAATTGATATTATTCATGCAATTAGATATTTACTAAATAATAAGAAGAAAGAATTTCAATCTATGGAATTTAATCCATATTATCGTGGTTATACTGGAATAATTGAAAAAGAAGAAAAAAATGGGAAGATTGGATATAAAACATATGGTATATTTAATAAAACAAGTGCTAATAAAATTATTATTACAGAATTACCACTTGGAGTGTCTATATCACATTATAAAGAGTTTTTAGATGATTTAATTGTTAAGAAATCTAAGAAATTAAAGAATTATATAAATAATTCAACAGAGAAAAATGTTAAATTTGAATTGGAGTTTTATCCTAATATATTGACTGATGAATATATGGATAAAATATACACAGAATTTAAGTTAATTAATGATAAATTGAAATTATCTAATATGAATTTACTAAATGAAAATGGAACAATTAGTACATTTACATCAATTCATGATATTATTACTTATTTCTATCAAATACGATATGATGGATATATAAGACGCAAAGATTATTTATTAAATGAATTAAATGACAAAATTAAATATATGAATGCAAAGGCTAAATTTATTATGGAAATAATAAATAAAACTCTTATTATCGCTAATAAGAAGAAAGATGATATATTAGCTTATTTAGAAACAAATAATTATCCGAAAAAGGATGATAATTATAATTATTTAATAATGATGCCTATAATTCAGCAAACAAAAGAAAAAAAGGATGAATTATTAGCGTCAGTAGATGATTTAAAGATTGAAATAGATACATTAATGGGGAAAAGTCCAAGTGATTTATGGAATGAAGATTTAGATGATTTTGAAACATTTTATACAAGTGGATATATTAAAACAATAGATAAATATACATATTGCTATAAATATTGAGGTTGAAAAAAATTTTATATAATAATAAAATAATATAGCTATTTAAGACTAAAATATTGATATAAATTTTTTTTTTAGGCTACAAAAAAAAAATGCTTATTTACATGTTGGTTGTAGTTACCGTTGCCATTTTGGCACAAGCACACGACAATCACACAATGTCGGTGATTAACCTCGAAGACTTCGAAGACCACACGCAGTCGCTCGCCATTCGAGCACCGTTCGACGTACCGGGTGATGAGAAGAAGAACGCGTATTTCCCACTTCCGCCGGGAATGATTGACGTCAAAGGGTTTGTTTTTGAGGGAAAAGCACCTGGACCTGACGGCATGACGTTCCACACGTCATTGGAAACGGTTCGTGAGCTGTTATCGGGAGGACAGCCTCTCATGAAGAGCAAGGACGCGGTCATAAAGAGCGGCAGAAAGCCGATTAACGTGCTTATCTGCGCGTGTGACGGCGTGCCGTGCACACTCACGTTCAAGATGGTGTTCACCGCTTCAACGCGGTCATGGTCCCTGATGGGCACCCTGTTGAGGCGCGATCAGAGCCGTTCGCAGAGCCGTTCGCGGAGCCGTTCGCGGAGCCGGTCGCGTGGCCGACAGATCGGCCACGCGCAGGGCTCAGCCCAGGGCTCAGCCCAGAACCATGAGGGCAATGGGTTCGTCCCGCACGAACGTCGCCGCTGACGGAAGGGCAGCCAGTTTTGTAAGGAGACGGCGAAACAGTCTGCCGATCCTGTGTGTGCAAAAAAAAAATTTTTTTTTAGGTTACAAAAAAAATGCTTATTTACATGTTGGTTGTAGTTACCGTTGCCATTTTGGCACAAGCTACGATCCTGAACGTAGTGTTATTGAAACAAGAAGAATGAGTTCGGTGTATCCGAATAAATTTCGCCCTATGGCAAAGCGACAGGAACTGTCGTCATCTATGGAGATTGGCAATTTACAGAATGCCTACAGGATCTTCAAATTATTGAAGGACAGCGAACCTCGTTGTAAAGGACTAACAGCTGCGTGTTGCTCACACGGATTGTTCTTAGGAAACATGGACCACGCGGAGGACACCATCCAAAAAGCATACAGAGGACAATATTCTGAGGTAGTAGAATATTGGTTCGGGGAGCTGCGCAGATGTGTAACCGAAGATGTAGAAAAGGATATGCACAGTGATTCGCTGAAACATGTCGTCTTTAAACATGTAGAGAAGCTCGTGAAAGTCGATGACTCCGATGTCTCTAATGTGGTCCGAACAAAGTGGGAAGCGGTAGTTTTCACTATCGTTGCAGAATCAGCGTCCAAGCTGGGGTATCCACACACCGCTCATATGGATGAAGCAGCATACGATGCATGGCTGCTATATTTTGAAGCGGTTTCCGACGCGGCACACTGAAATAATTCGTTCACAAGGCGCAACACAAAGAAAAAAAAATTTTTTTTTATTATACTTCTTGTTTTTATTTTTAACATAAATTACTTTATTTTTACATCTTTTATAGTAAGTAGTTTTTGTAAGCCTTAAATTTGCAAATCCATATCAAACAAACATAATTCGTTATATAATAAGATAAAATTATCTTTATATAAAAAATTAAAAGTTGGCATTTAAAATTCGCAAAGTGTAAATAAAAAATAAAAATAATATAATATAATAATAATAATGAATATATATAATAAATAAAAATTTATATTAGTAATAATAATAATTTGAATCATGTCAAATTATTCATTATCACCAATAAAAAAAAATAGTCAAAAAAGTGATTCTAGTTCAAATAATTCAGAAGCTAAAACTAATTGGTCATTTTTACCTCGATTTAGTACACCAAAGTCGAATTCATCAATTTTCAATAATAAAAATAAAACGGAATCTATTAAGAATCAATTATGTGATAGATATATTAACAATGAAGGTCACGAAATTTTTAAGATAAAAGAAGGAAATAATACGAATTATCATTATAGTGAAAATAAATTGCTATATACAGAATCAAATATTAAATTATTTGGTTTTACATTATTAAAATTTAAATAATAATAATAAAAAAATAATAATTGGTAAATTAATAATGAAAAAAATAAATAATAAATAATAATTTTTATATTAATATATATTAAAAATATAATAATATTTATATATAAAATTTAATCTTTTAAATGGCGGCATCTCAAGCATCAAAAATGACAGTATATGGAGGTAATAAAATGGGAAACCAAATGGGAAACCAAATGGGTGGTAATCCAGCTCGTATGTTACAACAAAGACAACAAATAGGTGGTAATTCATCTCGTATGTTACAACAAAGACAATCTCAATTTGGTGGTTCATTAACAAATGTTATTAATCAAGTAAAGGATCAACAAATGGTATTAACAGATCAAGCTTTAGTTATTGCAATTGCATATAGCTTACTAATTGTAGCTTTACTTGTTCCAATCCAAGGTCGTCCATATAATTTTGGTGAGCGTTTTATGGCAATTCTTTCATTATTATTCCCATTTTTTGTTACAGTATATATCATAAACTGTATGACAACTTGCTCATCTGAAACTTATTGTGGTTTCTGGGGATGGGTATTTGTAGTATTTACTCTTCTCTGGTGTGTATTACTCCTTCTATCAGTTGTATATGTTGCTATAATGGGTGTTCCTAAAAATGAAGTAGTATCCGAAAATAAAAATGTTGAAGGAATGAAGAATGAAATAAGTGCAAATAAACCAAAAGCGTCAAATGAAGATGATACCGTTGCGGTTGCAGTTGCGTCAAATAATGCAAAACCAAATGCTGTAGCATATATGGGCAAACAAAATAACGAAGTTGTAATGCCAGAAGAAGTAGTAGGTTCAAATTCAAATACTCATTATATGTCAGTAAATGAAGCAGTTCATACAATGCCAGTAAGTTCTGCGCCAGTTGGTATGGTTGCAGAAGGTTTTTCAACCAATATGCCACTTTAAGCAAGGAGTTTGCGTATGTCTAAATTTTTTTTTATAAAAAAATGGAATAAAACAAATATTAATCATTTACAAATAGATAAAGGATGTAAAAATATGATGTGTTATGTAATATATTGTGTGTTGTCTGCTTGTTATCGTCAAGATAAGTAATAATTATATGTAGTTTAAAGAGATGTGATAGATAATATAATTATCTTATTGACATATTTGGTTAAAGCTGATATTCGGATTTTCAGAATTTCAGAAAATCCGAATAGCTTTTTTAATTATTTTTTTGTAGAGAATTTTGTATAATTTTTACTATATATATATAAAAAGTATATTAGTTAATTATATATTTTTATTATTTAACTTTATAGATAATTTTATACAGAATTATCTACATATATTCAGCTGCATATGCTCTATATTTATGATATTGATATAAAGCTAACTCGCTAATATTTATGTTTATACAACGCAAATTTTTACATCCACCTATAAAGCTTAGAGATACTTTTTCATATTAATCTCAGATATTCCCGATACCAAATTATATTTCAATCGTCCTGCAGCACGAGTTAATTCAGTATAAATAATATAACGTAATGGTAATTTATTAGAATGTTGCTTATAAATACTATCTTGATCTATTTCTGCTTCAGTTTTAACCATTGGGAATACAGTTTGATATTTCATTCTACGCTTATCTGTTAATTTTGCTGCTTGTGTGCTATAACTAAATGCTAAACAATGTAATAATTTATTTTCTATGTCAGATGATTCACGCAATTGTTCTATATTAACAGAACTATTCAATTGCAATAAATCTCTTAAATATTGCTTATTTTGATTTATATGAGACATATCACTTTGTTGATAATCTTTCTTTTTTTGTTCTGTTATATTTCCAGCACGAACTTCTACAACATCATCATCATCGTCATCATCATCAGAACCACTATCATCTTTTTCACCCCCATTAATTTTATCAATCGCATCTTTTTTATTCTTATTATCTTCTTTATCAGAACTATCACTATTATTTTCTAAAATTGCTTCTATTGCATTTTTATTATCTTGCTCAACTAAATCTTTTAACTTATATCTATTAACAATTAAATCTCTACTTTCTCTATAAATTTGTTTTTGTAATGCAGTAACTTTATTTAATGTATTAAAATTAACATTAATCGCAATACACCATTTCTTAGTATCTTCTACACTATGATTCTCTTTATATGCTTTAAATGCTGCATATATATTGTATATTGTTAAATGATCACTTGATGATTTTATTATCTTTAATTTTCTTCTTTCTGCATCAATCTTTTCTTTTTCCATAGTTGTTAAATATCGTGCTGGTGTTTTAAATATATTTTTCATTTGTCCTTTTGCTTTCATAATACAAGCAATCAATGTGCTCATTTCATTAGAACAATTTAATAATATACTTAATAATAATGATTTAGATAAATAAAAGTCAGTTTTCTTCATATATTTAGCCATTAATTTACCTAATAATGATATATTATTATCAGATGATATACATTTATATTGGCGTAATACTTTTAAACCTGATTCTATATATTCATACTTAGGTGGTTGAATTAATTTAGATAATATTTCGCGTAATTTATTAACATTATTAATTTGAGGAATACTTAATAAATGTAATAAATGTCCTGTTATATCATTTTGTTGAATATCATATATCTTATTTTCACCCATTTCATCATGTTCTTTCTTTGTATATAATTTATAACATGTTCCCGGTGATACACGACCAACACGACCACGGCGTTGTTTAGCTGAATCTTTTGTAATACGTTGTGATTCTAATAATCTAATATTTGCTTTCGGATCATATGAACTAATAAATGCATAACCATTATCTATAACAAATTTAAGAGATTTAATAGTAGATGATGATTCAATTACATTTGTTGCAAATATAATTTTAAATACATGTTTCCATTCACTCATAACTTTATAATTATTTGTTTCTACTTTCTTAATAATATCACCATCTTTAACTTCTCCAGAAAATTCTATACATAATGGCATATGCTGGAATTTTCGTTTATTTATGTGTTCTTGTAATTCATTACAAGCAGTTTTAGCTTCTGCAATACTTGATACAAAAAATAATGTATCATATACTAATGATAATTCTTCTCGTGTTTTTCCTTCATCTAATTGTTTTTTAATATCATCTTGTGCTTTAGATGCAATTTTATCTAAATATAACTTAATACCTTCAGAAATAACAGATTCTTTTTTAATAGGTTTATCAACATAATGGTCTTCAATATCATGAATAACCCCACCAACTTCCATATCCGCAAATGTGAAATCTTTTTCATAATAATCTTTAAATATTTGTTTATTGATAGTTGCTGACATAATAATTAATTTAAGATTAGGGTTGTTCTTTAAAGCAGTTTTAAGCAACATTAATAATAAATCAATATTAACTGTTCGTTCGTGTGCTTCATCAATAATAATAATATCATATGCAGTTAAATATGGATCATCACCCAACATTGTAGCTACAATAGAACCATCTGTTGAAAATAATAGTTGGGTTTTATTTGATTTAGGTTTTTTACCATCTGTTCGACCATCTGCGGCACCTCTATATTGATAACCAGCATAAGTTCCTAATTCAACATCTAATGCGGCAGCTGCAAATTCTCCACCTGTTCTAACTGGATTAGTTTTAGGAATAGTAACTACAACTTTACCAGCATAATTAGTAGAATGTAATGCATATTTTGGAACAAGAACTGTTTTACCTACTCCGGTTCCAGCAATAAATAATAGAACTTGATTTTCACGAATTAATTTAATCATCTTATCAGCTTCAGGATATAGTGGGAAAGTAATCCATCCTTTTTCGGGGTTTAATGATATTTCAGTATATGTTGATGAATATGGTAATCCAGTTAAAGGATTAAGTAATTTACCTTCGGGGTCTTTAATACCAATCTCATCAATATGTTCTTTAATATATTCTTTTAATTCTTCTCCGACTATTGGTTCAACTTCTGGTTGTGGGGTTTTGGATTTACTTTTACTTTTACTTGCACTTACACTTGCACTTGCATTAGCTTTTGTAGATGCAGTATGTTTAGTAGTAGCATTAACTAATATGTCTGCAGAACGTTTAGTAGTAGCATTAACTATCTTATCATTATTAATAGGAAGCGTATTAGCTTTTGTCTGAACTACTTCTGCAGCAGATACTGTATGAGTAGCAGATGCATTTGTATTAACTAATTCTTTAATAGATGATTTGACAGATGCTTTGATAGGTGATTTACGTGGTTTAGATGGTTTAGAAGAACTGTTAGTTTCACTTTTTATAATACTTTTAGTTGTTTTAGTTCTAGATTCTAAATTATTGGTATTAGGTAATTTAAAATTGAATTGTTTTTTATAATTATTAATAGAGAATTCATAATTATTATTATTAGCTAATTGCATAAAATCGAGTGAAACTTTGGAAGCATTATTTTTAGTATAATCATGTTCTTTTTGATAAATTTGAAATATCTTATTTTCTTTAGCTTGTTTATCTTTACGAGTAGTTAATTGTTCCTTTTGTATTTTCTTAAGTAAAGCAATATTTTTATCTTGTTTTTTCTTTAATATTGATATTAATTCTTTTTTTTCTTTTACTGTAATTTTTTGTTGGAGAACTTGTTGAAGTAAGCGTTCATTAAGCGCATACTTATCATTTTTGTGTATAACTTTAAGTTTATCTGTTTCGCGTTTATGAAAATTTTTAAGAGTTTTAATTTGTTGTGTATGTAATTGTTTTAACATTTTTTTTTGTTCAGATATGATTTTTTTAACATTTTTTTCAGTATTAAGAGTATTAGATTTTGTTAATTTTTTAGGAGGCATTTTAATTATTATTAATTATTAATTATTAATTTATTTATTATTATTTTAACAATATATAATTTTATATTAAATAAATATATTATAAATAAATATATTATTCGGATTTTACACATAGTGTTTAAAGCCGAACAGCTATTAAAAAATAATAGTTTATTTAATTATACTTAACATAAGTCAGCATAATAAATAATTATCTTAATTTATATTGATATTTATATTTTTTTGATTATGATTATATTCAATATTTATCTTGCCATTATGTATATTATCATGACAATTCTGACATATTGGCAATAAATTATATTTTTTATTTTTATGAATACCATTTGATTTATTCGGATTTAAATGACTATCACTATTAACAAATCCATTTTTATCACATTCGCCTTGATATTTAATATGATGAACTTCGTCGGCTAAACATATATTGCATATTTTACATACATCAATATATATATTAGAATTATATTGTGATTTTTTAGGATTAACCAAATCATTATTTCTACCTAATAATTCATGTCTTATTTTATTAGCCATTAATAAAAATCCGCTATCTATTGAATCTAAATCTAATGCTTTTGCTACTTCTAAACCATATAATGTTTCTCCATTTCCATCGGCTAATTTTCTGTTAAAGATAAAATCTCGTGTTTTTTCATTATATTGAACATTTAAATGACATATATATAAATTACCAATATCGACAAATTTTTTAATTAATGATATATTACATAACTCATGAAAATGTGATGTAAATATGAAACTAACATTCTTCTTTATCAAACTATTAAGAGTAGTTGAAACTATAGAACAAGCACTTGTAGGTTCTGTTGAATTACATAATTCATCACATAAAATTATACTTTTATTATTCATTTGTTTTAAAAAGTTTCTGATTGATACAATATCACTTGCATATAATGATAGATTTTTATAAATATTATCTTGATTATTAATATGACTAAATATATATTCATATGGTTTATAATCCATTGAATTACACGCGCAATACATACCTGCTTGAGCCATAATAATACTAATACCGATTGATTTTAATAATGATGATTTACCAACCATATTCATACCATATAATAAATATCCATTATAGTTTTCTTTCATTCCGACTTTAATATCATTAGGTATATATTCACTGTCATCTTGAATAATTTCGATTAATGGATGTCGTAATCCTATAATATTAATATAACTTTGGTCTTGGTAATCATATTGTTCTTTATTAATAGATGGTTTTACATAATTATATTTAGTTGCTATTAATGCGTTATTTGTTAAATAATCAATTATTTCAACATATGATATAGATTTTTTAATAAGGTTATCATATTTATCAATTATATTAACTATAACTGCATTATATTCATTATAACATAATTCGTGTAATTCTTTCTTATATTTATTAATATCTTTTCCTAAAATATTTAATCTATCAAAACTAAGCTTAAATATTGTTGCATTTTCTGAACTTGAATTATTTACAACAGTAAATTTATTAAAGAAATATACATTAACTAATTCTTTTTTAATTGGACAATCATCAGAAGCATCACACCATAATTTATTAAATGTATTAAAACGGGTTTTTGTAATAGTAATATAGTAATAATCAATATTATTAAATTTTATAAACTCTTTTTCATTACCATCATTTCTATCTATTGAGTTTAACTTAGTATTAATTTCTAATTTAAAGAATATATTACTACCCATAGCTGTAGCTGTAGTAGTTTTTGATTTTGACTTTGGTTTAGGTAAATATTGTTCAACAAATTTATTTAATAAGTCAGTTATTCCAATAAACATATTTTCAATAAGTGTAATTTTATTTGTTAATTCATCAATATCATTATTATAAGATTTTATAAAAATATTATCATTAAAATTATCAATTTTAATATTACTCATATTATTAATAGCAAATGTATTTTTAAAATATTTAATAAATTCATCTAAATGTTCTTTAATACTGTATTTACTTTCATTGAAATCAAGTATATTATATATATAATCATGAATAGTGTTAATATTATCTACTTTATTATAAATTGACTTGATTTTAGATAATGATTTATATATATATAGTAGTTCATATGGATGTAATTTAGTTATTTTCATTTTTCTATTTAATTTTTCTATGTCATTAATCATTACTAAATCATTCCTAATTTTCTTAATTGTCTCATTATTTTCTATAAATAGTGATGTGCTTTCATAATAATTATGCAAGATTGTTTCATTAGTAATAGGATGAAGTAATTTAAATTGTAAATATCTTATACCCATAGGTGTTTTACAATTATTTAGCAGCTTGAATAATGATAAATCACTTGGATTAGATGATACAATATTAAGATTTTGAATACAATTATTAACTAATGTTAAATTTCGTTTATTATTTTCGATATCATTAATAAATAGTGGTTTATTAAGATTGATAATTAATTTTTCATTATGTTTATATAGAAAATCTAATAAATAACATAATGATAAAATAATTTCAGGATATTTTTCGAGATTGAGATATTCGGGTATAGATAAAAATTGTTGTTTATATCCAGTATAAACTTTTTCTAAAATAGCATTTTGGTAAGATGGTTTATGAAATTCATTATTATAATTATTAATATTATTGTAAAATATAATATTTTTATTAATTAATACATCAAAATATTTAGATATATTAATATTTCCAGTATTCCCAAATATAATTAATTCTTTAGGATTATAGAACATCATAATCCTATAAAAGTCGTCAAATAAAACTTTAATATCATCATTAATAATTTGTAAAACATTAATTACTCCAGTTAATGTATCACACATTGATATATGGAATGTTAAAAATGTTGAACCATCTCTTTTTTTAATATATTCACAGTAGATTACCATCAAATAATTATTTATTTGGTTATTATTTTCACTTTCAAAATTGATATATGTAGATGGTGATATAATTTCTTTTTCGTATCGGATTTTGTTTTTTTTAAGAGGATTAGGGTCATCTTTTTGGTCTATAATAATAACTGTATAATTATGTTTAATTAATATATCTATATATTTATCACTTGAAAAAGATGGAATTCCAGCCATTAGTGGATTTGAATAAGATATTTCTTGAATAGTTTTATTTTTTCGTGTTAATTGAGTATATAAGATATTATTACATAAATATTGTAAATCAGGACCTTCAACAATAGTATCATTTTTAACTTGATATAATTCTAAAAAACTACCAACCATCATTAAAACAATACTTTTATTATACAATTTACTATATTTATTATGATATTCTATATATTCATGTGTTATTAATTTTTTATCGCTCATTGATAAACTATTTATTATATTAAAAGATAATTAAAAGCAATTTATTAGTTTATATATTATATAAAGTAAAAATATCTTTATATAGATAATAAAAAAATATATATATAAATATTAAAAATAAATATAAAATATAAATGTCTGAAGATTTTAATAATTTAAATCAAGGAACATTTGTTTCTTATTTTAATATAGATAATAGGGAAAGCACAAGATTAATAAGTGGTTCTTCTACTTTATCAAATCAGTTAATTCAAACTCCATATCAATTTTATCCTCAATCTCAATTAAGATATATGCAATATCCTATACCTACTTCTCGTTTTAATAGACTAAGAGGATTATCCGATGATATAAACCTTATAAATCCTACAAATAATAGAATTAGAAGATTATCTAATGATATAAATCATATAAATAATGATACAGGTAATATTAATAATAGAGTATTAAATTATGAAAGAACATCTATCTTTCCACAATTACAAACAAATATAAATAATTTATCAAATTTAGTAATAGAAATAACTGATAATGAAGAAATTAATAAAATAGTATGTGAATCGTGTAATACTTTAGTTATACAAGACTATTATATAGCTCATTTGGAGAGATGTAGTATTTTAAATTGTTATTCAGATATAATTAGAGATTATAATTTAGTATATATTAATACTTATAATCAAGATAGATATTTCGATTATTTAAATATGCGATTTAATCAGTTAAATCAATCTGCTCAACAATATCATAATGCATTATCCAGAACAATATCAACTGAAAGACTATTATCATTATCTAATAATTTATTACAAGCATTTTTATCAAGTTTAAATAATACAACCGACGAAACAATCAAACCATTGCCGCGTGATGAATGGACTAATCAAACTACAACTTATATTTATTTAGACCAGTTAAATGAAGATATAAAAGATGATGATTGTTCTATATGTATGGATAGTTTTAAAAAAATAATAGAAGATAATAAGCCATTAAAAAGAATAAATAAATGTGCACATATATTTTGTGAGAAATGTATATATGAGTGGTTTTCAATTAATTCAGTATGTCCACTATGTAAAATTAGTTTGTTATCAAATGAAGAAACTAATGAGACTACAACATCTGAAAATATAATAAATAATAATACTAATACTAATATCAACAATAATAGTGATAATAATAATACTAATACTAATACTAATACTAATACTAATACTAATATCAACAATAATAGTGATAATAATAATACTAATACTAATACTAATTTGAATAATAATGAATCTACAGAATTATATAATGATAATTCTACTAATCAAAATAATAATAATGAATATGTAGAATTTACTATTTATATACATGATACAGATGATGATAATAATCTAAACCATTAATTAATTACTGATTAACACATGTTAGTAATTATATTACTTAACAATTATTGAGCATAATTTGTTTGAATTGCTTTTGGATCAATGAAATGTTGATTAATAAATTGTGCGGAATCTTTATCTGATGTTGTATTAAATGTTTGATAATTAAGACTATTTAATTGAGCTTTATCAATATATACAGAAGTTGCATTTACATTTTCATTATGTATATAAGTGCTGAGAGAATAACATGCGTCATCTTTATCCCCGCGATCTAAATTTTCTTTGCCACATTTATGTTGTAATTCAGACCATCCTAAATTAGTTCCACAAGAGCACATTGCTCTGTTGAATGATTTTTTATCATATGCATTAATACTTGCATTATTTAATTGGTTTAGATTAAGAGACCCATCAATATTAGTAGAATCTTCAACATTAGATACATCAAGAACTTTACCGAATTTGTCAAAATTTTCTGTTTCATTTTTTTTTATATTTTCAATTTTATAGAATCCAGTATTAATATTATCATAGTTATTTAAATCTTGTGCAATTGTAGTAATATTAGTTGCTAATGGTTGAATAGTTTTAAGCATATACATTATATTTCCGTCATTACCTTCAAATATAAATGGTTTACAGACTTTTTCAACTTTTCCATCTCTGGTAATTGTATCAACATAATAATAGTCTGGACAAGTATTAAGTTTAATAGGATATGATGTGTGTATTTCAGAAGTAGTTACATAGTTATAAAATGTAAAGAAAACCATAATCATAGCAAATAAAGATGTTATAAATACAGATACAGATGTAATCATATATTGTTTTGATATAACAATAACATAAAGAGATGCGATTGTTATAAGCAAAGTTATAATAAATGCTATAATAAGTTTTGTTTTAAAATCCATTATTAGTTATATTTATTATTTAATTATTTATTTTTAATATTATTATTATAATATAATATTATTTACAATAAAAAAAAATATTTAAGGATGGATATTTTTCACCGGCGCTTGTCACTTATCTTATAGAAAAGGCTTATATTCAATATCCAATTCTCCTTTTCCGCGAACATTTGTTGGTTGTGCTAATTGAAGTGGTTGTGCGATTGTATTAATATCATGTAAATATTGTTTACGCATTTTAACTTCGCTAATAACATTTTTGACTGCAAATTCGAGAACAAGAGTATTTATACGTTTTACTTCTTCAACTATATTTTTAGGATAATGAACTGCATTTTTTGTATAAATAGAACGCATAATTTGTATTAATTCAATATCGGATTGTTTACCGATAACTTCTTTAGTAGCTTTATATACTAAATTGCGTAATCCTTCTTGAATAGCATTTCGATTTAAATCGGAGAAATATAGATTTGAAAGAGGTGTTGGTTGGAAAGCGCCGCGAATTGCGTCATTTTCTATATTAGTATAAGTTGCTGATGCGAAATTTGACATATTATTATATTTATTTATATATTTATTATTAAGTAATAATATATTTTTTTTTATATATAATATTCTTTTTCATATATAATATTATGTTATTTTTCTTATAAATTTATAAAAAATATTTATTGATAATAAATAATAAATCATAAAAAAAAATATTTACTAATAATAAATAATAAATAATAAATAATAAATAATAAATAATAATTAAATAATGTTGGTTTCTCAACAAAAATTTAAAGAAGTTATAAGTGATTTAAAAAAAATAGGTGTTAATTCAAAGCTCCCAGTTATAGATTATTTAAAAGGAAAAGTAGTATCAGCTGTAAAAAAAAAAATAAAAGCTAAAAAATCCAGTAAAAAGATGAGTGGCGGTGATGGATCGATGGGTCATACAGTGCTGCCATTACAATATTATGGAGCGGGAATGCCAGATGGTATGACTGGTGCGGGTGCACATATAACATCAACGGATTTAGCTGATGGTGTAGCTCGTTATGGAATCCCATCAAGTTTTGCTGGTGGTGGTTCTGGCAAGCTTCGTGTCAAAAGCTATAATGTAATGACTGCATCAAATGGAATTGAAGAAAAGGACATTAAGTCTGCAAATAAGATGTCAAATAAGATATTATCATATGTAGTAAATTATATGAAAGTTCATAAAAAATTATTTAATAAAACGGAAACATTGACATTAACCAAAAATATGGTTAAACATATATTTGAAGATATGTCAAAAGATCGGTCATTTTAATGATGGAATAATAAATTTGTTGCATACAACGTAATATATAGTTTTTATCTTTATATCAATATTTCTTTATTATCAAAATAAAATTCGGATTTTCTGAATTTCTGAAAATCCGAATCGCTCAAATTATAACTTTATATAAGCAATAGCCACATATATATATATAAATAGTATATTATTTTAATAGTTTAATGAGCAATATTAAATTAGAAATCAATATTAATAAAATAGACGAAACACAAACAATTAAAAAGAAAAGAGGTCGCAAACCAAGACATGAAAAAAAACCAAATATATTGTTTGAACAAACTGACACAAAAACTTTTATAGAAGATAATTTTAAAGAAAGCAATGACCAAATTATGCATCTTAAAATTAATGCAAATATTGAAAATAAACCAGACGAAGACCAATTTATCGAAGGATATGATAAATTTGATAATGAATTTAATGCAAATCCTGAAAATATTGAATATATATATGATGAATTATTTAATAGCATTGAAAATGAACATAAATATGATATGAATGCATGCTGTTATTGGTGCTGCCATATATTTAATAATATAAGTATTGGATTACCCTTAAAATATTATAATGACAAATTTTATACATACGGCAATTTCTGTTCTATAGAATGTATGTCAGCTTATAATTTCTATTCTAATGAAATAAATCATAATAAATGGAATACTTTTACTCTTATTAATTTACTTAATAAGAAATTAGGTGGAACAACTATTAAATTGGCACCACCACGTCAAACATTAATTATGTTTGGTGGAACAAAAACAATAGATGAATTTAGAAACTCATTTATTAGTAAAAATTATCTTATACATTCATATCCAATGATTAATATTAGCAATTGTATCGAAGAAATACATGATATGTCTATAATGAATCAACTTGACAATAATTCACTAAATAAAAAGAAAATTAATTTTTATAATAAAAAACTACAAAATAAAGAAATAAATATTAATCAAAATAATATTTTATCATATTTACAATCAACTTAATTTGAAACTAATTGACAGCTAACGATTTATATTTCATTAATTCAGCAATTAATTGTTCTTTTGATAATTTATTCATATCTGTCAATGTTGATTGTTGATTAGTATTTAAATTAGCATAATATAAAGAATTAGTATCATTTTGTATATTATTAGTTATTAGTGTAGTAGAGTCTTCTTTTTTTATTTTTGTGTCTGCTGCTATATCCTCCGCTATAGATGCAACTGTTATTTGTTTATTTTCATCATATATACTTGCAACTGCATTTATTGAACCAGAATTTGATGATAATTTGATATCACATTGTTGAAATACCCAATTAAGTTCTACACTATTATTATAATTTTTCATAAATTTAATTATTTCCTTATTATTAATAATATTATTATTTTTAATATCTTTAATTGCTTTTACAAGAATATTATAAATATCTTCATTCTTATAAATATATAATTTTCCTCCACTATTTAATTGTTTATTACTATTATTATATGGATTATTATACACATCAATAATATCAGTAGCAGCCATATAAGCATAATCAGAATTAAATAATATATTCTTTTGATATGAACTTATATATGGATATACAACTATCTTATTATATTGATTAAACATAATATCATGATGATATGTTCCACAATATTTATTAATATTTAAATATATATCGGTTATATAATATATCGTATGAAGTTGGATAGTTGATAGCATTCTTTGATTACCAATAATAATTAATGTTTTATTTATTTGGTTAATAAATTCATCAGGTATTAATTGATTTTGACAATATTTTTGAGTTTCAATTTCATTTTGTAATATTTGTTCTATATCATATTCAAGATTATTACATAATATTAATAATTTTATTTTAGTTAAATCTTCTTTATTATTATACATATCTAAACATAATTTAAAGAATATTTTAATAACTTTATCTGTATATACATATCCAAATTCATTAATATTTGTGATAATAATATTATCTGTTTCTTTAACTTTAAGTATTTTTTCATCGTATTGCATATTTTCAATATTAAAATTATTCATAAAACTATTATATATATGAACTGGTTTTGTAAAATGATTTTTATATTTAGTTTTATAATATTCATTATTAACAATAATATGTTGTGAAATATGATTTGCTAATCTAACCAATTGTAATGATTCATTATCAGTATATAAATTTAAAAATGTTATAAATTTATTTTCAAATATATTTATGTCAATTGTAAATTTTTCTTTTAAATAATTTAAAATCTCAGTTATATGAATCAAATCTGATTGTAATATAATTTTACTATTACTATCAAATATAAGTTCTTTCATATCTTCAAATTTTTCATATTTAACTATATAATCATTATATTTTTCTTCTAAATATGAATGATGGTGTTCTGTGTAGTCTGTAAATATAGGTAAATAATATAATTTAGTTTTATTAGAAGTAAAAAAATTAATAATTTGACATGCATTATAGCTATTATAGTTATTATTATGAAAGTTATTGCTGAATAAAATATACTTAGTATTTGTCATATTATATATTTAAATTAAAATTAAAATTAAAGTATTATATTAGATATATAGTATATGTTTTTAAATATATATATATATTTTTATACCTTTTCTATTTATCACTTTTATTTTTATTACTTTTCTTTTTATTACTTTTCTTTTTATCACTTTTCTTTTTATCACTTTTCTTTTGATTACTTTTCTTTTTATGTTTATTACCACCAACTAATGAATTTATAAATGTATCAGCTGATATTCCACCACCTTTTAACTCCTTTAACAATTTTTGTGTATTAGCACCTAATGTTCCAGGTGCTGTATAAAATGTATTATAACCTCCGTTCATTAGATAATCATTTCCACCATAAATATTTTTGGGGTTGGTGGGGTTGGTGGGGTTGCGATTGCTGTTGGGGTTTTGGCTATTTCTGTTATTGGGGATGCTATTGCTGTTGGGGTTTTGGCTATTGTTGGTGCGGTTAGTGGGAATGCGATTGCTGTTGGGGTTTTGGCTATTGTTGTTGTTGCTGTTGGGGTTTTGGTTATTGTTGGTGCGGTTGCGGTTGCTGTTGGGGTTTTGGCTATTGCGGTTGTTGATGGGGGTGCGATTGCTGTTGGGGTTTTGGCTATTGCTGTTATTGTTGGAGTTGTTGGAGTTAGCGAAGACGCGGTTGAGATTGCGGTTGTTGATGGGGGTGCGATTGCTGTTGGGGTTTTGGCTATTGTTGTTGTTGCTATGTATATTATTTGTCATTATAAACTATATAAATATAATATAATAATTTTATTATTATTAAATATTTTATTTTTACACCTTTTCTATTTTTAAATGCCGACTTTTATTATAAAAAAGAAAATAAATTTCATTTTTTTATAATAAAAGTTGGCATTTAAATTTCACGAAGTGTAATACATCTTCATAAAAAATAATTAATTAAAATTACTTATTCACTCTCACTTTCACTATCAGACTGTAACTCTTTATTATTTATATATGATTCATACACTTCTCTATTTGGATTAATTATTTCATTTTTATAATTTATTGTATGATCATTAAATATATTATTTTTATCTAATTGTTGTTTTCTAAATAGTGTAAATTCTCTTTCAAATTTTTGTAATAATTCTTGTTCTTTATTCATAAATTCCTTTCTATTAGTATGATTTAATGATGCAATTGTTTCTTCGCGTTCTTCCTTATATTTTAAATGATTAATAAAATTTCCATCATAATTAGGATTAAGTATAGATTTAGTAAATTTATTATGTTTTGTAGCTTGTCTATATGTAACAAGTAAAGTGAAATAATGGTCTAATCCTTGAAAATCTATTAAATTACCTTCATCATCTTCAAAGCGAAAAGTTAAGCGTGTTAATTTACCAATTGGATGAAAATTTTTGTAATCAATAGAATGATAATTAGTACTTATATCATTATATACTTTGGATAAAGAACGAGTTGGAATAATAGCTAATCCAGCTGAAAAAAAGCCTGTAGATAAATTAGTATCATCTACCATATTTTCAATTTCTAAACATCTCATTTTTACATATTTTGAACTTAAGAAAGAAACAACATTTGGTGATATCATTATATGGTCATCATAATATAGTTTTGGTTCAGCATTATAAACTGAATTTTCAAGAACATGTATAGTCATATCTATTTTAAATTGATAATAATAATCTGGAATTGATTCTTTATCATTTTGTCCATGTGTATTTTGTATTGATGAAAATACTCTATTATTTTCAGATACTTTTTCTGGATACTGAGTATTAATAACTAATGGATTTGCTGAATTATTTGTAATTTTTAGAATAAAATATTTTGTTGGCTGATAAGCAGTAATATAGCTTGTTGTATCGGTAATAGATGCTGCAAATTTAATATTACCAATATATTCAATAGGATTATTATTTAAATATATATTTGCAGAAGCTGTTGAAGGATAAGCATCTTTAGTAGTAACTAAAAGGTGATTGCCACTATATTCTTCATATTTCATATAACCACTTAAAACTTCATGTATATATGTTCGTGCAGTAATTTCAGTTTCAAGTTCAGTAGTATTAAATCTATTATCAGTAGTATATGGAATAAAACTATTATTAGAACTTTCATTATCAGTATTGTCAGTATTTAAATTTGTTAAAGAACTGCTTGGATTAGAACATTCATATAATGTCCATGATATTTTATTATTTGTGCTTGCAGAAATATAATTATTTGTATTAGTGTTATAGTCTTCACTATTAATATATAATCTTATTTTTTTTAATATCATACTATAATTATATTTATCTGATACGACACCAGTGCTTCCAGTATTTGGATCGTTGATTCTCGACCTAAAATTAACTAACTGTGCGGGGTCTATAGTGAGTGATTGATATGCACTTGTTCCACCTTCAATTGAATAAGGATGAACATCCTCTAACATAGATATAGTATCCGGATTATTTGTAAATACAATTTGTTTATCATTATCATTATCATTATTATAATAACTTAATTTAAATATTTCTTCATTATATAAATTTAGAGATGTATCTTCATTGTCTGATAAACCTCTTCCTGGCGATAATGAATCAGAACCAAATGGTGTATAATTATCTACTTTTGTACTTGTTGAAATATATTTAGTTGTTTCATTATAACTATTAGTTGGATAGGATACAAAAACTCTATCAGATTTGGCAGTATTTCTTTTATATAGTCCATATGAAGTTTTATTAGGATATAAATCTAAATCATATTTATCTTCAGCTAATTCTGCAAATCCATATGCTTTATTACAAGTTGATTCTCCCATATGAAATTGAAAAGGCATATTTGAACGGAAGAGGACATAATTAGCATCACCATTAAATGTATCACTATTTAAATAGGTTTCCGGTTTAATAAATACTTGATTTAAAAGAGTCGCAATATTATAATCATCACTATTAATATTTGTTACATAGTCTCCTGCAACATAATCTTTAATTTTAATATTCAATGTTCTTTTAAGTCGATGGCGTGTAGCTAAAAACCCTGCACTATATACAAGAGTTCTATTATATTGGTTAATAGTTGTAGAACCATTAGGTAAGAAAATACCATCTGCTTTAAGATTAACAACATTAAAAATTGGATATTCTAAGTTAATACTATAATAATTAGGATATGGATGGGCTTTTTGATTTCGGCGAGCACTATCAATAAGTAAATTTTTATAATTCAATTCAGAGTTTTGTTCTAAATAATCAATATCTTCAATGGTAGACATATTAAATTATCATATAGATTGGTAATATTATATTACTAATATAATAATAGTTATTATTTATATAAAAAAATAATAAAATACGATTCGGATTTTCAGAATTTCAGAAAATCCGAATTATATTTTTAAGGCCAAAATCCTTTAAATCCCCCTTAATTGTTAATTATAACTAATAATTAATTATATAAAAAAAAAGTGCATATTTGAAAGATAATATATAAATATCTACTGTTAACATATATATAGTTCATGGATATTGACCCATATAATTGCCATTACATTGTTCAACAGAAAGGAAAGACATATCAATGTAAAAACAAGAAGAAATTTGGTGAATTGTGTGGATTACATAAAAAAATGATAACTAATAAAGGGGATGATATAAATCATCTTATAAAATTAGGTTGTATAATTACATTTAAAAAATTAGATTATCAACATGAACTAAATACAAAAAATAGTCAAACTGTTGAAGAAATAAAAAATAAAATATTAGAATATAAATCAAAGAAAACTTATAGCTAAATTATCTAAGTTTATTAAATTATTGTTTGAATAAATATATAAGAAGAATAATATATATATTTTTTTGTAGAAACTTTTGCGCCAAATATTTTTTATATCTATTATTATATATTTACTATTATTATATATTTACTATTATTATATATTTACTATTATATATTAAGTGTAGTATAAAATACTACAAAATAAGATAATAAAAAATAATATGCGCAAATTTATCTACATATAATATTATAAAAAATTCGGATTTTCTGAATTTCTGAAAATCCGAATTTTATACATGACTATTTTCATGTAATATGTCTACAATACTTTGTTGTGTATGATTACATATATCAATTAAATTAGATTGAATATTATTTTTACCATCATTTGAATTAAATGGCTTAAATGTAGTCATATCATTCATTAATTCATCATTATGCATTTTCTGACCATTAAATTTGTTTGATTGAACTGTGAATTTTTCCTTAACTTCATTATTATTAACATTTACATCCATACTATTAGCATTATTATTATTTGACTGTGTATTCGATTTCTTATTATCAGATATATGATTCATTTGATTATTATTAGTAAGTTCATTAAGTTTATGATATAATTCTTCTGAATCAATAAATGCTTCAGTATTTGCATTTTGATAAATCATTTCATTAAATGAAAATTTAACTCTATCATAAAATGTTATTGAGCCTCCTAATACATTTATAATAATAATTAAAATTGCAAAAAATACAAATAGATAAAATAAATTATTCATATTATTTAAATAAAATTATTTATAATTATTAATTATAAATAATATATTTTTTTATTATATTATATGTAATTATTTTATTACACGGATATAATTATGACTGTTTAATTTTCTGGGGAGAAACGGCGGTATGAGTTGCTTTGTTTGTTTGGTTGTTTTGTTTTTTTTGCTGATAATATTTGTTTCTTTCATTATATGACATAAAAAATTTTTCTGAAAATATACTTTTTATATTTGCTTTAATAGTATGATTTATTAATATATCTTGAATTTGCGGTATAAATCTATTAATATTTTCAATATTTCTTATTGATTTATCCAAATTAATTTGTAATGTTTTTAATTCTTTATCAAGATTATCCTTTATTTGATTATTAGAATTTAAATCTCCAACATTATCAAAATATTTAATAATTTTATCTTTTAATGTATTTTGTGAATTATTATAGTTAGAAAAGATATTATTAATAGCAGTTATGTATGAATTATATTGATTTTCATTATTAAAAATATTTAATATTTTTTGTTTTAAATTATTAGATTCATTTATATTAAAATCAATGCTATCCTTACAAACTTTTGCCAAGTCAACATTTCCAGCATATATATTATCTATATTATATTTAATATTAGCATATGTATAGAAGTAGCTAATATAATAAATTATAAATAAATAAATGAAGATTAATGATAAATTTTTAATATTATTAATATTATCCAAATTTAAAGTTAATATATGATTCCCAAATAAATCTTGAATAACTAATCCAAATTTAGATAATGGAACATCATAATTAATAGTTAATATTTTTTTTATAATAATATATAGTAAAATACAATAAATATATAATAGAGGTATGCAATATATCATATTATATTCAGTAATTGAAACTTCATTATATATTAGTATAGCATTAATTATTAATATAATAAAACTAATAATTGCTATTAATAGTAACTTAATTCTCCATTTATTATTAGGTTGTGATGTTTCTGTATTAGATTGTGATTCCTCAGACACCATCGTTTCAATACCGGGTGTATCTCCCGAAACATTACACTCAACATCAACATCAACATCAACATCAAAATATATTTTGTTTGTATCAATATCAGATTGTGTTGTATTCGATATTATACTAAATATTAATATAGATAAAACACATATTAAAAATATTGGAATATAACTATATATTAATATATCTTTAATATAACATTTTTGTTGATATATACCAACAAATGTTAATAATATTATAATAAATATTATTATAGTAGGCCAATCATAACTTATAGTATCATTATGGGTTTTAATAAATTTATTTTGTCTTAATTGATATTCTGTTATGATACGTGGTGTGAAAGTTATATTAAATAATTGTAAGAATAACAAAGTAATAAATATGTAATATATAAATTTTAATGTTTTTTTGAAATGAAGTAAATATAATATGTAAATAATATTAAAATATATAATAAATTGGAATAGTTGTGAATAATAATTAGATACAAGATTAAATATAAATGGATTTATTTTATCTGTATCATTATTGTTTCTATCACCTAAATTATTTGATTTAAAATAATAATAGAATGATAAATATATTAAAGTAATAAAAATTGGTGCTAATATTGAAATAACATGAAATTTAGAGAATAAAGGGTAATTAGTATTGATTAAAGATATATAATTTTGATAAGTTATTTTATATTTATAATATGCCCCAATATTATTGATAACTAATGCTGATATAATAAATAAAAGTGGAATATTAATTGAATTGATAAATGGATTAGATGTTAAATTAAAATATGAGAAACTATTGTTAATTTTAAATAATATTATAATTTGTATAGCATATATAATATAGTCAAAATAAAGAATAAAATATTCTTTTAATAGACTAACTTGTTGTCTTGCCAAAATTAATATAGATCCAATAACTAATATAAATATAATTGATATAACTAAATTAAATACATTAGTTTGTTCTATTAACCATTCATATACTGATAAATTATCTTCTTTTTGGAAATTTTTTTCATAATCTCTAATAATAGGGTCAAAATAATCAATAATATCTTTATTTGTATATCTATCTTTATTAGGTGGTGGTATAATTGTAAAACTTTTCATAAAAATATTATTAAGCATAGTAATAAATGATTCATCAGAATAATATGCATCTTTATTTATTAATCCGATAGATGTTTTAAAATTGATAAGTATATTTTTGATAGTTGTATTAATATCAGGTATATCGATTAGTGTGTTTAATATATATAATTTGTCAAGATTATAAGTTAATCCGGATTCTTTAGTGTTAGATTTAGACATATTATTATTATATAAAATTAAAATGTTTAATAATTATAAGTATATTAATTATAAATAATAAATATTTTAATAATTTATTAATGACAACTCCATTATCAACAGAATATTTAAAACAATTTAAAACAATAAATAGTAAATTCCAATCTAAATTAATTGAACTTGAAAAAAAATTAGATGTTGTTATATCTGAAAATAATATATTAGTAAATAAGAATAATAATTTAGAAGTTCATATGCAAAATGCATATATAGAACAACAGCAATCAAAAGAAAAGATTGAAAATTTGGAAAAGCAAGTTGCTCGTCATAATAAGTTGTTAATGTTTTTAATTTCAAGCGATACAATAGAAATGCCTGAAAGTAAAAAGATGCAATTTGTTAATATGCAGATGGAACAAATGCGTTCATTAGCTCAACATTCGGTAGTAAGTTCATCTTCAGAGAAAGAAGAAGAAAAGCATATAAAAGTTCAAAAAGAAGATAGTGATATTGAAAGTGAAGATAAATTATCAAAGGAAAAACAAAAAATAAAAGCGACACCAAAAACGAAAGCAAAATCTAAAAATCAAGAAGGTGGTAATTATGATTCATTATTATATAATATAAATCGTCGTGCAATATTTGTATAGAATAATTTATTTTTTAAGTATATATAATAAATTCGGATTTTCAGAAATTCAGAAAATCAGAAAAATAAATGAATATAAAGATAATAGTATATATTACACCTTTTCCAATTTTAAATGCCGACTTTTATTTTTCTATATAAAAATATGTTCTTATATATTTTTATATAGAAAAATAAAAAAATATTATTTATTTATTTATTATGGAATTTGAAA